AAATAGTGAATACTTAGCTGCTCTTGCAATAGCCTTTTCAAGAACAATAAACAATCTGCGAACATTGATGCGATCAAAAGCTGATGGCTTAGACTGCATTGTCTTATCGCCAAACAGTATTGTTCCTTCGCCAGTAAATGTTACGATTGGGTTGATACCGTTCTTGTATAGATCATCACGATCAGCTTTATCCGGATTGTAAGAAAGTTTTACAACATTCTTCAACTGCCCACGATTAAAGCCTGCTGGTGAGTACCAAGGATCACGCTCAAAGTCTGTTCTTACGCATAGACCAGCAATGTCACCATTACATGGAACCCAACGATATACGTTGTTATACTTGTCAAACTGATACTTCCAAGATGAATCCATTACAGCATATGATGTTGATCTACCGATATCGTTTCTACGTGAAATCGCATTTGTTGCTTCAGATCCGGCTTGATTGACAACATCTGAGAATCTTGGTGATACGAATGCTACGCAATCTTTTCTAGAAATTGCAATGTTGTCAATAACGTGCTGAACAACAGCATTGTTTGCAGCACCTGTCATGATGAGTGAAATGTCAACTTCATCTGCATTTGAGAATAGGTCATAGCCAGTGACACGATTTGCATCTGAAACAGAACCAGAAACACCGTTTGCTAGAGATTCTGTATAGAATGTTCTACCCTGTACGAATGTTGTGTTAGCTGCTGAGATACCCCAGTTTGCTGTTGTGTCTGGAACGTTACCAAGTGTAACAGTGATTGTTGAAACACCAGCACCAGCAGATGCAGGAATTGTACCTGTTACGACATCGCTTAGAGCATAACCACTACCGTTGCTGCTAATAGCAAGATTTGCTGTTGCAATGTAACCGCCAGCGTTTGATGTGAAAGCGACATTTATACCAGAACCCTGCCCACCTGAGAATGTAACAAAGCCTGTAGCATTTGCATTGTAAGGCGTGGTTGTTGTTATAGAAATGCTAGCCATGTTAGCACTGTTTGCAACAGTTGGATGATTGATAATGTAGATGTACTGTGAACGGTCATTGATTACGTTTACATAGTAGTTTGATGAACCATCATCATTTGTTGCGTCTGAAGCTTTAGATAAGAAAGCAAACTTTTCAAGAACTGTATTTGCTGCACCTGAGAATGCGCCATCTTCGTCAATGACGATAACGTGCATTTCGTCTCTTGAACCAAGTCTGTTTGTTGCGTAAGCAGAGGTTGTTGGAGGACCATCAAACTCTTCTGCATAAGCCCAAGCACTTGAATTCCATGTAGCTGATGTCTGTGTGTTATTTGCATACACAGAAACCTTGATAGAGTTGCCTAGTTCGCCAGCATACTTAGCTGCAAATGCACCTAGTGCATCGCTTGCGGATAGATCAAGATACTCAGTTGTATAGTGTTCCTTGTTTCTAACTAGTAAACCAGCATTACCTGATGTAGCGTTCCTTGCTACAGAAGTATTAGCTGCACGAACAAGCTTAAGATTACGAGCATAAGCCAAGAAGTTGGCTGCTGTAAAAAAGTCAATGAATGTATTAGCGTCAGGCTTACCAAATGTAGAAGCCAACTCAAGTTCATTGCTGATAGTAGTGATTTCGTTAACTGGACCCCACTGGAATCGACCTACATATGCACCTTCTGTAGTACCTACAGCAGGAACAATAGTTGTTAAGTCAATTTCAGAGACATTTACGCCTGGTGACAATTGAAATGCCATTTGTATTTCTCCTCTAAAGAAAAAAGTTTATAATCTTTTCTTGTAGTATTTAGAAAAACGAGTATTTATAGCTTGGAAGACCAGTTGAAATCGTCAAATGGATATAATTTTCGTCTTTCTTCTACCCACAGATCCTTATCTAAGTTGTCATCTAGAGGATCGTCTATTCCATTGTCTATAATTCCAACAGGTACGATGTCTTGATCCATAAGATTAAACTGTTCCTGCTGGAGAACCTTACGAATGTCGTTATTGATGTTCTCTCTGAAATACTTCTGTGCTGCCAACCAACCAAAATGTACCAGCGTCATTACCAGATCATCATTATTACCTTCTTCAGCTTTGAAGCTTTGCTTGTCTGCTGAGAATGTAGTCAACTCAGTTATCATCTGAGCATCATTGATGATCAGCTTGTCGCTCTCTATTAGCGTCTTTAGGTTAGTACAACCAATCATCTTAGTCTGCTTTGAGGTTTTCAGACCGTAAGCAATCTTCTTCTTGAAACCTGGTGTTTGCTGCTGCCCTTGCTTACCTTTTGTTTCAATCTTGATAAGGTTTTCGTAAGCAAGTTCAAAGTGTATGATGTCTGATACTTGAAGCCCAATGGAGTTAATTTCAACTAGCACAAATGCATCATTGTATGTCTGCGCTGCCCTAACGATAACTGTTGGAAACAACATAGGTGATATTGTGTTATCTCTATATTTAGCTACTAATCTATAAGGTATTTCTGTAACGTCTATGATTGAGAATGTTGAATAGTCAAGCCCCTGCCCTTCAGCAACGTCTACCGTCATACAGTAGGTTCTACCTGGCTCTGGGTCTTTATAGATGTCCATTTTACCATCTTGACGAAGAGGATTGTGCCATACAAGTGAGCGAAGTTTGACTGGATGAATAAGGGTATTGGTTGAACCGACGAATTCACACTCAAACTCTTGACGGAACTGATCAGGGCTGGTATTACGAATAGTCTGCTCTTTCCACTCTTCGTCACGCCCCGGCACCATTGACCAGTGGATCTCAATTGGCTTGTATAGACTGCGCTGTTCCAACGCTTCTGACCACATACGATAAAACAAGTTCAACCCGTTTGGTGTAGAAACAATAATAACCTTCGTTGTCTTACCAGAAGAGATTGTAGGATATGTAGACATAAAGAACGCTTCTGCGATGTTGTTTGGAACGAACGCAAACTCGTCAAGGAAGATGACATTAAACGATCTACCACGAACAGATGAACCAGATGTAGAATCAGCTACCGCGCGTGAACCATTAGCAAGTTCAATAGAACCTTTGTTCCATTCTTTAACGCCCTGCTGTAGAAACTTAGGAAGATATTCAAAAGCAAGCTGTAGTCTGCCCATGATTTCACGGGCAGTAGAAGACTTGTTAGCAAGAATGGCTACGTTGACGTTCTTATTGAAGAGAATATAGTGTAACAAAAATGCAACACTAGTTGTAGTCTTACCTACCTGACGAGGCAGCTTACAGATAGAGAAGCGGTTTTCATGAAATGTTGTGAGCATTTCTTTCTGAAAGTCCCACATTTCAAAGGGCATAAGACCGCGGTCAACGTTGATGATACGCATATAGGTACAAGCAAAGTAAACAGGATCATTCGCGCACTTGATGAATTCATCTATCTCTGCTTGAGTAAATGCGTGTAAAAAGTCTTCTCTGGGTAAGTTAGGATTATTGTTATATCCTTTACTCAATCTCTTCTCCGCCTATTAGTTTCAAAGAGTTATCAAGAGCAATAAGGTCCTTGAGATGCCCAGAGCCAGCAAAATACACACCTTCTGTTCTGCTTAGAAGATACTTGTCTCTCATATCATTTGCTTTCTTAGCAAGTTTACCAGCGTTATTTGGATACTCTTCCCAGTTTTTAGGCCACATTAGCTTGTCACCTTTGTCAATGAAAGATGCAACATTCTCTTTTGTAGCTGGCTGCTTGCTTAATTCCATAAAGTTTGTATCTGCTTCACTTGCTTTGTTCAGAAACTCTTTTAGTTGTGCCGCGCCATACTCTCTGTCTTTGAAATAAGAAAACTTCTTTTGATTCTTGATTATGCTATCAAAGATGGAAAGTTTTGGATCAATCAGATTTTCTTTCTGCCCATTAACTTCTGGATTAGAAAACAAGACATAGAGAAATTCTACAGGATAACCTTTAACATCTTTTCTAAACTCATCATCCCACGAACCTTGATAAGATGCTTTACTGCCAAAGTTCTTCTTATTGTTATCTATTCCACCACCGCTACCTTCCCACCAATAACCATACTTCTTACCGATAGCTTGAACTCTTTGCAGAATATCAGGGTTTAGTTTTATTGGAATGCCGTGTTCTTCACCAACATATGTAACTTTATTACCCTTGAAGATTACTCCTTGAGGCGCTACACTTTCTTTTTGCTCTCTGATAAACTGCTTGAACGTCTTCATTCTTTTATTCTATATCGTTTCATTTCACGCCATGGAATATTACGGGCTTGAATAGTTTCATTACCAGCATCTCTTGCTTTTTGCAATCTATGTGTGCCATCTAAAACTACATGCCCATACACAGGATGACGAGTTGTTATAATAGGATGTTCTAAGCTGGCATTTTGAACACGTCTTGTTTCACTTTCTTTTGATTCACCTTCACGATTTCCAAGAGTTCTTTTGGCAAGAGAACCTACTTTCAGTGCTTTTGTTTTCTTATCTTGAGCATGTTTTATCAGATCAGACACCTTGAATCTATATCTCTGTTGTTCTTTACCTAATCCAAATCCAACACCAGCAGTAGCTTCTATTCCGCCAGAATGCTCGGATTGTTCTGTTATGAATTGCTTAAACGTCTTCATTCTTACTCTCTTTTATTCTATCCAGAAGTTCAGTGGGTGTACCGACAAATACAGCTTTTTCTACTGTGACGTTTGGCTGTTCTTTTTTGTCTTCACCCTTCAAGTCTTTTGTTTTCTTCTGAAGATCGTACAGGTCTTTTGTAGTGTCAGCTATGGTTCTCATCATTGTAGCCAATACCTCATACGCGCGAGGAGACTCTGACTCTTTGGCTAGATCAGTCAGATTTTCCATTGCAGCGTTACCTTTGTCTATCAGCGATCTAAATGTTCTGCGAGATAGATTGTAGTCTGCTTTGATATCATCATCTTCGTGTGGTGTATTGATGACTTCAACTTGCTTTGGTGTTATAATCTCTATTGCGTTTTCAATACCTAGTGCTTCGCTTAGTGCTTTATCTGTCTTACTCATTCAGTCTCAGGCCATTCTGTAATTGTTGTTGTGTACCCATAGTCATCATCTGGTCCAGCAGTTATAGGATCAGGTTCAACTGTGATCGTGGCAAGTTTCAACGGCGCCACTTCAAAGCTAGCCAAGTTGTAGTTTGCGTTAGATGACACAGCTTTTATATCATTATTTGCTACGAACTGCCCTTGAACACCAGCCAGGGCTAACTTACCTGTATTTGCATTCCATCTTGTTACGACACCATATGCTTTTGCTGTTTCATAATTAGAACCCTGATATACGATATCATCTACATTGAATGTTCCATTGTTACCCTGATCTACATTGACTCTGGTAATGTATCCAGAACGCAGAGACGGATCATTATTGATGTTTGCAATGACCTTGCGGATGATCTTAGGTGTACTGATTGGACCGTAGAAGTATCCTTTCATAGTGAAAGCAAGAGTCCAAGATACGAAACGAACAGCATCAAAGTTACCTTCATGTTCAATCGTATTTGATACTGAGTTGAGAATGATTGGCACATCTTTCAGAAAGCCAAGTTCTGGTATCATATTGACAGTGACTGTATAGTCTGGAGTAAAGTAAGGTAGTATCTGTTCTATGATATGTGTTCCATCATCCACGTTTCTCGCATATATCTGAAGATCAAAGTTCAGATCATACGGCACACCCATATAGTTTGATGCAACTCTTGTATCTGTGTTAGCTTTTGCTTGTCTTAAAAGTGAGTTCTGCTTACGCGCTGCATCATATGAGAAGCCTGTCATTTCAAATGACATACGCGGTAGAATGACTTGAACTGGTCTTTCCAAATCAGGGTCTGATCTGAGACGAGAGAAGTACTTTTCTTTTGGTGCATAAACCAGAGGCACCTTGAAACGTTCTATTTCAACGTTGGTATCGCGGTTGATTCTCTTGATGGTAATGTTGTTAAACATATTACCAAAAAGAATGACATACTTACGTGTTAGTTTATAGTAGAAATGTGCATCACTTAACATTATGGCATTCCAAATGGATTTGTTTCAGATAGATCAACAAACTCTTCTGCTTCATCTTGTATTTTTCTGTTATCAAATTCGTCAAACTGAACGTGATCTTTCAGTTCATCATAGTTCAACAATCTCTTGGTTGTGTTTGAATCTGTGCCTGTGACGTTGAC